ATGACTGGTTCAACTTATTTTGATTTTGATAAAACACTTAATAAAGCTTTTAAAATGCTTAAAGATGATAAACTTAAATCATTTGGTTTATTTGTTATATGTGGTATTAACCTTGGTTTACGAATTGATGATTTAAGCAAGTTATCATTTGAAGATTTAAGAGGTGATGAAATAACTATAATTGAAGGTAAGACAAAGAAGCAAAGAACGCTTAAAGTAAACGACCATATTAAGTTGGCGTTAACATTCTTTGATGAATCATTAAGAGGTTATGCGTTCAAGTCGCAAAAGGGTACACCATTTAGTTCACAACATATTAATAGATTATTAAAGAAGCACTTTAAAGGCGTTGGTGCTGGTAAAGTATCTTCACATTCTTTGCGTAAATGTTTTGGTCGTAGGGTGTGGGATAATGATAATCAAAGTGAACGTTCACTTGTTTATTTATCACAACTATTTAATCATAGTTCAACACAAGTAACACGTACATATCTTGGAATAACACAAGATGAATTAAATGATATTTACATAAACTTATAAAAAGAATAAGCAGATAGTGAAATATCACAAGAAGATTTTGGTAGTTTAATGGTGTAAAATGGCTTTTTATAAGACTTTATTGAAGTTATTAAATAATATCTTTTTGTAAGTGGTTGATTGTTAGATTGGTAATATACGCAAATATCACTATGTTAAAATTATGTTAAAAAGCAAATATAATTTTTTTATGTAAAATATTTTGTTAAGTGGGTTATTTTTTGTAAATTTGCATAGTCGGACAATAACAATAGAATTTTAATAATTAACATTTAAAAAGAATTAGTATTATGAGTGAATTAACGAAAGAACAACAAGCAGAAAACAAAATCTTATTAACAAAATTAGTATCAATAAGAAATTCATTTAAAGTTATAAATGAATTAAAAGATGAACTTGAAGATGTGTTTTCAACAAATGGACTTAAAGGTGGGAGTAAGGAAGCACTTGAACTTTATTCAAAAGATGTTAATGAAAAATTATCAGCAGTTGAAAACCATTTAAAATTCCTTGATTCAATTTACAATCAAATACCACGTCTTGAATTAACACAAGATGAAAAAATTGCAATGGTTGATGAATTAATTGTAAACGCTTATATTAAGGGTGTTAAATTAACAACTGATATTTGTGAAGTTCAACTTGGGTTTATTGTTGGTGAAGATTATTTAATTGATAGAATTGATACACTACGTAGAGATATACATAATGAGATAAACGCACAAATGGAATGTGATAATATTAATGATGAAGATTCAGAAAGATTAACTAGTATGTTAAGAAATTTTGATTTTACTAAATATCAATATATGAACATCGAAGATTTACGTAAATATTTAATTGTATGGGCTGAAAGTACTGGCGAAAATGTAAGGACTGATAAATTAATTGAAGATAAATTTGAACGCACTTGTGTTGGTATATATTCAGTTGCCAAGGGTGGTAGTTCAGTTTATATTGCATAAATACATAACACTTTATACATAGTACAATAAATAAAACCCCTTTAGGTGATTTCTAAGGGGTTTTTATTTGTTTTTAATGTGTTGTATATTATATATTGTAAAGTTTCTTTAAAAGGGTTTTAAAATGCGTATTTGATTTTAATTTATTTAATGCTTTAAGTAATTTATCATTAATATTTTGCTTGGTTGTATTAAGTTCTTCAGCGATTTCAATACATACTTTTGATTTATCTTGATTAATTCCGAAGTACAGAATTACAATATTTGCATAATCAGCTTTTAAATTATCTTTTATAAGTTGTTCAAGTTTATCTTCATCACTATAAATTGAATTGGTAGTATCTTCAATGGTATCTTCAATGGCTTTATTATCTTCTGAATTGAACGAGCTGAAACAATAGGCTTTTGTGTTGCTTAGTTCTTTATTTTTTGAAGGTTGTTTAATAATGTTATTATTGTGAAGTCTATAATCTTTTAGAGCGTTTATAATGCTGATTTTAGCGTATGTTGTGAATGAAGCATTGCTTTTATTATCGTAATTAATAAGGGCGTTGTGTGTTGCTTCAAGAGCCTTTGAAAATAAGTCTTCAATATTTGCACCAGTTGTTGAATTAAAAGAGTTTGAAATATTTAATACAAGTGGCAATTGTGATTTAATTATCAAATCTTGATTGCGTTCTTTGTTATTGCAAAGTTCTTTTATTTGGTCTTGTGTTAATTTGATTTTATTTTGTTCAACATATTTTTGTAATGGTTGCATTATTTAATTCATTATGTATTGTTATTTGAGTATATTATTAAATATGTTAAAAAAATAGTAAACGACCAGAAAAAGTAAAGTTTCTTGAAATTATTTAATCCAAGTTATAAAGACCTCTTATTTTATTTTTGAATGCTTTATTATTTTTTAATCTATTAATTGCCTTATTATACATTTGACCGATATTTTGCTTGGTTGTATTATTTTCTTCAGCAATTTCAATTTGTTTTTTCTTTTTAAACATTCCGATACCTAACACTTCAACAACAATTGAAGCCCATTTTGGGTTGTTTAGGGTATCTTCAATTAGTTGAATTAATACATCTTCATTTGATAAATAAGAGTAGTTTAAATCAATGTTATTTGATAGGGTAGTGGATATGAAAGATTCATTTTCATCATCTTTTGTTAGTTGTGAAAATGTAAATGCAACTGGTTTAATTGCTTCACTCTTTGAATGCGGTATTGGAATTAATCTATTTGAATGTATATGATTTGAATAGTGTGATGTAATAACCTTACTAGCGTAACTTGTAAATGATGCACCATTTGAATTATCAAATCTTTGTGAAGCATCAAGAAGTGCTTCAAGACCAATTGAAAAAAGTTCTTCAATTGTTATTGGTGTTGTGATACTGTAAGAGTTGGCTAATTTGTAAACTAGTGGTAATTGTGATTTGATAATTGTATCTTGATTGCGTTCTTTATCTTGAAATAAATCCTTCACATTTTGAATGTCAAGTTGGATATAATTATCAGTAACGTAGTTTATTAAGTATTGCATTTTCTTAGGGGTTTATATATATATTATATAAACGTAAAAAGTTGAAAAGGTAAACCGATTTAAAGCAGTATTTTAAATAAAAATAACCACCTAAAATTGGTGGTTATTAAAACAATAGGGGTTTATGTCACTAAACCCTTATTAATTATGAAAAGAATATTTTTTAATATAATTTTTTAGCTCTTCTGGTATTTCAATTTCAGTATTATCAAGAAAACATTGAATATCATTACCAGTTTGTTTTTTCACGATGTAACCAATTTCAACATCATTATTTTCATCAAAATCAATTGGTTCAACTTTATAATTAATACCATCAATTAACATTTCTGACCAAAAATAGTAACCTCTTATTATTTGTGACTGGTTACATTAATAAATATGTTCAACTTTTGTAAAAGTCAAACTTTAACATTTCTTTAACATTTTGATTTTAACGCATAAAAAAACCTTGTTTGGTCTATGATTGAACATACAAGGTTTTTTTTGGTTACTGTTATAATTTACACGAATATACTTCTTTTTTTCCGTAGTTGCAATAAAAGATTTGTGTATATTAAATATTTTGTTATGTATTTTTATTTAAAATTTCTTTTATCTAAATAATCAGTAAGTTTTTCATCAACTTCTTCAATATTTAATTTTTGAATATTTTTCTTAATATTATTTTTTTTAATAACAATTGTTTCTAATTTTTTATTTGTTTCAAATAATTCATCTTCTTTAATTATAATATAATGATTCAAATTTTCAAGTTCTTCATCAAGTTTAATATTAATAAGTTTGATACTATCATTTTTATTTACAAGTGTATTATTTAATTCTTTTAGTTCTAAAATTTTAATTAAATAATCTTTATTACTATTATCTTTATTATATAAGTAATATAAAAATAAACCGATTACCAGTAATATAATTGGTATTATAAATTTTTTAAAATTAATCATTTGGTTGTTCACTTAGTTCTTGTAATTTATCTTCAAATAATGTTTTTTGTTTGGTTTGATTTGGATTTTGCTGATTGAAGTGTTTTAATTTATTTGTTGCATTAACATTTAGATTAAACTTTTCAAATATTTCTTTTTTAAGATATTCAGAAAATTTGGTACTTGCTTTTTTTGATACTTTTGAAAGTCGTTCACTTACATTATTAATATTGAAATTATAACATTCTAGTTTTATTTTTTTGATGAGTGCATCAATATCTTTAACTTGTTGGTTATAACTGTCAACATTATTTATAATTGATGTAAATTCATCTTGATACATTTCAATTACATCTACATTAACGTTATCAATTAAGTATTTTAAAATATCATTATCAACAATTTCAACTTTTTTTGGTTCTGGTTGTTTAGTAGTTTCTTTTTTCTTGTGATGTTCTTTTTTGGTATAAGGTTTGGTTGAATTTTTCAACACTATTACATTACCATTATCATCATAAGAAGGCTTTAATTTACCAGTTTCATCAATATTATAATGATACTTGAACTTTTCACCTTGTGGGTATTGAATACCCTTTAAATAGCCTAATTCGGCAAGTTTTTTTGTGATTTTACTCATTTTTTCTGACCCCCAACCAAGTTTTTTGCGGTAATAAGTCATACTTATTTTTTCGCTTGGTGAATTTATTAACATTATTAAGAGCCTTACAGCGGAATCACTTAATCTTGAATCATTAATTATATTGTTGCTTATTGTTGCATAATTACCTTCACTTCTTGAATAGGTTGTTATATAACCGTTCTTTATTTTCTTAGTTTCTTTTTTCATAATCTTAAATATTGCATTTTTCTTTATCACATTTTTTTACTGGTAATGCAACCAGCGGTGAAATAGCTATTTTCATAATTCCGCTGGAAACCAGAACAACTTGATGTTGTTATTTATAAATATGTTGAACTTCTGTAAAAGTCAAATTATTTTTATTACTTATATAAACGTAAGATTCTTAAAAGGTAAACTAAAATATATTATATAATTTTCTTATAGTTAAATTAATTAACATTGAATATATTTATACTTATTAAAAGTGTACTCATTTTGCAACCTTGGTAACTATCTAAAGTTGTTCGATAATCGAACCTTGATATTAAAATATTTTTATTGAATTAATTACAATTCACTTAAAGTTGTTCGATTATCGAACCTTGGTATTTATTGCAAATATAGTAAAAGTTGTTCGATTATCGAAGTAAAAGTTGTTCGATTATCGAACCTTATATAATACATATATAGAAACATACTATTGTGGGTATTAGTAACCACACACAATTTAATAAAAGAGGGTTACGCTTTAGGCTACACCCATCTTTTAAAATTGCTAAGAAGTAAAATAAATAAAATATATCCAATTGCACTACGTGCATAAATTTTTTAAGATACAGTTTTTCACATACAGTTTTATTAAAACAAATAACACCAATTGAGCGAATGCGATTATTTAAGGGTGGTTTAACGTTCTGATGATAAAGTTGTTTATAATATATAATACGTTGCTTAAACGGTCTTATTTGCGTTCAGATGATAACATACAGCTTTATAAATAACATCACCAATTGCACTACGTGCATAAATATTTTCAAAGTTTTTTAGGGTTTTTTGGTCGTTTAGTAAAGTTCAACATATTTAATTATAAGAAGCTTTACTTGTAGTGGAGCGCACAGTATAATTAAGTAAGAAAAAAAAGAGAAAGATGAAGGAACAACTAAAGAAGGTAATGAGTTTAAATAACACCAATATTGAAGTAATTCAAGCACTAATAACAAAGACCAAAGAGATTATGAATAGTGAGCGACCAACCAAAGATTAATATTAATGATTACAAAGATTTGATTCACGCAATTACGAATAAATTCAATCCAAAATACCGTGGTGAATTATTCAACGAATGTTACATTCAACTGCATCAATTAGCATTGAGATACACACCGAGTAAAGGAACTTTTCAAACGTATGCATATATGCGTTTATATTACACTTGTTTGGACTTTATCCAAGATAATATACTAAACAATGAAAGTCTTGATGAAGTCCTTTATAATGAAGATAACAGCGTAATAAGTAAAGTTGATTTATTGGAATCTGAAGAAGCACTTGAAGATGATATTATCAATTCAGATTATTTAAAAAAGTATAAGGAGCAATTAACAGATATTCAAAAATTCATCCAAGATAAATATTACTATGAAGGTATGAGTGTTGAAGAAATAATAACAGTATATCAAGATTTTCATCAAATTAAGAGTAAGAAAACGATATATAAATTACTTAAAAGATAAAAGAATGACTTTATACCAACTAATCAACACACCAGAAAACCTTGGTGTAATAGTAAAGCTAGTAAAGAATAAAATACTGGTTGATTCAACAGTATTACATCATTTATCAATTTATGATAAATATTATGAATTAGAAGGAACTAAAACAGAACGCTATAAATTACTTTCAAAGGAATTTAAAAAGCACCCAAAAACGATACAAAAAATAATAAAAAAGTTAAATCAAAATGCAAGATGATAACATCAAAAGAATTAAGACCAGCATTATTTGAAGTAAGTGGTAATTTAATTGGTATTAAATTATTCAATGATAAAAAAACTGCTGATACTATAATCAACCAAATCAAAGAAGATTTGACAAGTATTAAATCAATTAATAAAATTACACTAAGTGTAAAACTTGAAGATTTTAATGATTATAGATTTGAAAACGGTTGTGTAATATTTGATTTACAAATGTTGGTAAGGTTCAACACCAGATACAACGAAAAAGCAATTAAATTAATTAAAAAATATATCACTACAACATACGTAGCACCATTACCAGAATAAAAAGATAGTATTAACCAATTAACAATGAATTTTAATCAACACATAAATAAAGAAACAACGACAATTACCAATTTTTTCACAAATCAAAGTGATATTACAATTAATAAATTACTCAATGAAGGGTTCAATTGTTACGATGCAGTAATTACTTCAGCTTCAACCACATCTTCACATAAATTATTTGGTATAGTAGAAGCCAAAACAAGAGATATTAACCACGATACGCATCAAGGCGGTGTACTTATTCAATTAGATAAGTTAAACAGCGTTAAACAAGCCCTAAATGAAGCAAAAAGCTTACAAAAAAACTTAAATAAAACACTTAAATCTTATTATTTAGTTCAATATAATGATTTCACCTATTTGTTTGACCTTGAATGTGTTGATTATGGTAAATTATATTCAAAATTATTACCAAAACACACGGCAAAAGATGGTTCAAATGAGTGGATTTATAAAGATATTTTTCTTCTTCAACCAGAACAAGCAATAATAACCACCAAAACCATATAAAATAATACAAGAAGCCACCAATTTTAGGTGGTTTTTTCATTCACAGAACATTCAAACGTTCCTTATTACCACTTCACACCAGATTCTTATGATATGAGTGTATCAAAGAACAAGGAATGAATAAAGCAACAATATATATTAACGGTGTTATTGGTCAAGATACAAATCTTCTTGACTGCATAAGACAATTTAAGAGTTACGAAAACCCACAAGCGGTTGAAGTTGTAATTGATAGTGTTGGTGGTTGTGTTGATACTGGACTTTCAATTTTCAATTATTTAAGGAATTTACAAATACCAGTTACCACAATAGCAAAACAAGCTTACTCGATTGCAGCCAGTATTTATATGGCTGGTGATATTAGAATTGTTGAAGCTGGTGAAGCTAAAATTATGGTTCATTTCCCTTGGGCAAGTGTTGATGGTGGTGCAAACCATTTAGAAAGCGTTGCAAAGGAATTAAGAGCAATTGAGAAGGACTTTATCACATTTTATTCAACCTACACAAATATTGATACTGAAAGTATTAAAACACTTTTAGAAAATGAAACCTTTTTATCAAGTGAAGAAGCACTTGAAATTGGTATTGCTACGGAAATCAAACAACCACTTCAAGCGGTGGCGATTTATACAAATAATAAAGAAAAAGAAGAAAAAGAAATGACAAAAACAGAGAAATTTATGAATGCATTAAATGCGTTTTTCAATTCTGAAGATGCAGTTGAAAATGTTGAAGTGAATGCTTTAATGATTCAAGTTGCTAATGGTGATGTACTTGATTTTGCAGATTTAGAAGAAGGAGCAGAACCACAAGTTGGTGATGTTGCAAAAGATTCAGAAGGTAAAGCAATTGAAGGTGAAAGAGTATTACCAGATGGTTCAACATTCATATTTGAAGCTGGTGAATTAAAAGAAATATTACCAGTTGAAGAAGAAGGTGAACCAGCAGAAGATGAAGCTGAATCAACAGAAGATGAAATTGATGTTGAAGCATTATTAAGTGGAATTGAAGCAGCATTATTTGCAAAACTTAGTGGAGCATTCAAACAAGAAAATGATGAATTAAAAGCTGAAATAAAAGCTTTAAAAAAATTGGTTGGAAGTGAAGAAGCAATTGTTGCAAGAACAAATTCAACAAACAAAACAAAAAATAACAAGGCAAACTATTTAAGAGCCTAAAAAAATTTCAACTAGCTATTCTTATACAAACACGTTAGTTGATGAAATAGAAAAAAAAGAAAAAAATGGCATACGATTTAACAAATTTTAGCGACTATATCGCAAGAGAAAATGCGGTATTAACAAAAACATTATTTGCTGGTGGTGATACTGGTAAATTCGCTTTATTTATGGGAGGTGTAAAGGGTTCAACTACTGTACCACACTTATCTGGTGAAGCAACATTACAATCTGGTTCTTGTGCAACACCACAAGGAGATACACAAATAAATGAAGTTACATTAACGGTAAAACCTTTTACAGTTTTTGAATCATTTTGTGAAGATGATTTACAAAATAAATTACCAAATACAGTTTTAGCCCCTGGTTCAAACAACGGTGACAAATTAACTTGGGAAGAACAAATTGTTGCAAATAAAATTGCATCAATCCAAGAAAAACTTGAATTAACTTATTGGCAAGGTGATACAAATGGAACGCACAATTTATTTGATGGTTATATCAAAAAAGCTGATGCTGATTCAAACGTAATTGAAGGTAATACTTCAAGTGCAACATCAATCACAAAGAATAATGTAAAAGAATTAATTGAAGATATGCGTATTGCTTCACCAGCTAAGGTAAAGAGAAGCAAAGAGTACGTAACACTTGTTGGTGATGATGTATTTGATATGTACATATCAAAAGAAAAAGCTGATAATTTATATCACTATAAACCAGAACACGATGAAGGTATTTATAATATCGGAGGTGGTCAAGGTGCATTAATTAGAGTTTACGGACTTGATGGAACTGGAAGAATGTTTTCAAGCGTTGGAGCGAATTTTATAGTTGGTTCAGATGCACAAGGTGAAGCTGATGTTGCTGATGTATTTTATGATAAAGTATCGGATAAAATGCACATAAGAGTAAAAGGAAAAGCTGGTGTTGTAATTAGTAATGCTGATGAAATCGTTGAATTTACATTAAGTGTATAATTCAAATTAACAATAAAATTTAATAACAAAACAAAAATTAATGGGGTGTTAATTCACCCCAATTAATTATAAAATATATAAAACAAATGGCTTGTAATAATAATAAATTAAAAGAAGGTATTTTATTTGACTGTGCTGATACACCAATTAAAGGGTTATCTGGTCAAAGAGGTGTAATTATAAATTATTCTGATATTGACAAAGCTGGTAGTACTGTAAACGGTGCAACAATTACTGACTTAGTAACAACAGCAAGTGGTATATCAATTGAATGGTATAAAGAATTAGCAAGTGTGGCATCAAGTTACGCTTCAAATTCTGAAGATGTTGATGGATTTTCACATTCATTTTTGTCAAGATTATCAACTACTTCAGCAGAAAATGCAGAACGTGCAAATGAACTTAAAAATGGGCGTTTTATCGTAATTGTTGAAACTGAATACAAAGGTGCTAATGGTACTGATGGATTCAAGGCTTATGGTTGGGATGCAGGTCTTGAATTATCTGAAATGTCACAAGGAAGTAATGAAAATTCTGGAAGTATGTTGTTCACATTATCTACTAGAGAAGGAACAGTTGAACAATATCCATATAACGTATTCTTAGAAAGTGATTATAGTACATCTAAAGCAACGTTTGACGCTTTATTTGCTAACGTTTAAGAAACGAAAAACAACTAAAATAACACAATAATAATTGGCTGATAGGGTAACACCAATTCAGCCTTTATTACATCATAAAAATTAGATATGGAAATACAAGAAATATTAAAAAGTTCAAATAAAATAATCAAAGAATATATTCAAGTTCTGGCAGATGATTATAAAGATTTGACAAAAAGAAATGTTTGTACAAGTTGTCCTTCAGATATTCAAAATATGCTTAATTTTTTAAAAAAACATTATAAGGTGGTGAATTTTGAATTGGCAAAACCTAGTGTAATTTATAAATTAAAAAAAGGTAGTTCAATAACAATATCAAATTCAACACTTACTGATGAATTAGCAATTGAATTTTTAAAATTACGTAAAGAACGTATTAAATTATTTTCAAAATATCCTTCAAATTGGCTTGAATTAATTGGTGAAATAGAAGAACCAATTAAACCAAAAAGAAAATACACAAAGAGAAAAACAACAGCAAAAAAACCTTGTACTAGTTGTAAAAAAAATAACAAAAAAACTAATACAGATGGAAAAAAATAATGAAAATACACTTCAACAAAGTAAAAGATTCAATTCTAAATGTAAAACTGGATAAACGAACAGAAGTTTTTAATTGGGGTCTTGATAACTCATTTCCATCATTAATTGAAATACTTGTAAATCATAGTGTTACCAGTAAGAATTGCATCAATAAGGTTGCCAAGGCGATATATGGTAAATCATTTGGTAAAATTGGTAATATTATTATTAATAGTGATGGTCAAACGCTTAATGAAGTGTTAAGAATAGCTTCACGAGAATATGCAAAGCACAACAACGTATTTTTTCATATTACATATAATGGTGAATTAAGAATTAAAGCAATTAAGGTAATACCAGCAACATCCGTAAGGGTTGGTAAATCTGATGATTTGGGCTATTCTGGTAAATTTATTGTTTATGATAATTGGAATAAAGAAAATGGTAAAATTGATGCGGATAAATTCAGAGTTTATGACAAATTCAACCCATTAAAAAATGTAATTGAAGCACAAATTGAAAAAGCTGGTTCAATTCTTAATTACAAAGGGCAAATTTTACACCTTCAAAAAGACACAAATTCAATCTATTCATTACCAGATTTATTTGCGGTTCAAAATGAAGCATTATTACAAAAAAATTCACAAATTTTTAGGGCAAACGGTGCTGAAAGAGGTTTTTTAAATAATAAAGTAATAGTTGTACAACCATTCGCAAATGATGATGACAGAAGGACGTTTAAAAATACCATTAAGGAAATTCAAGGTGCTGAAAATGCTGGTACAACAACATTGCTTGAATCTAGTCAAATGGCAGATGATTTAAGTAATCAATTTAAAGTTGAAGACCTTACAAGTAATTATAATGATAAATTATTTGAATATTCGGATAAACAAGCGAAGCAAAATATAACAGAGGCGTTTGGTGTACCATTAATACTAGTTGATACATCAAGTGATGGAATGTTTGGAAATAGTGGTGAAATGCTTAAACAAGCAAAGCTTCAGTTGTGGGAAAGTAGAGAAGAAGAACGTAATCAAATTGAAGAAATATTTCAAAAATTGATGTCAAATTACGCAGAACCAATTGAAGGTGAATTAATAATAATCAACCCAAACCAAAGACCACAAAAATATGAATAATATAATTACAGCAAAAGAATTTGCAGAGTATAGAAATATATCTAAAAAAATTGATGAAGGTAAAATTAACGAGTGTATAAAATTGGCACAAAGTGTTGATTTATTTGATGTGTTAAATGATTTTTATTTTGATTTATTACAAGGCGTAAACGAGCCAGAATACAACGAATTAATGAGTGGTGGTACATTTACTTCAGAAGGTAAAAACTATTACCAAGAAGGGCTAAAAAGCTTATTAGCTGATTACACTTATTCAAGATATATATATGTAATTAATACAAATCATACAAGTTTTGGGTATCAGCAAAAATACACAGAAGATTCACAACCAGTTGATAGAAATTTTATTAAAGATGTTGTAAAGCAAACACAAATTGATGCAAGTATTAAATTCAAAATGATTGATAAATATCTTCAAACAAATAAAGCAATATTTCCAAGATATTCAAATAATAATAATCCAGATATTAACACATTTGGTCAAAGATTTACAATAATAAAATGATTCCAGAAACACAAAAAGCATTTGCTGATGCATTACCGTATTTATTAACCTTTGTAACTGGTGTAGGTGTTTGGTTTAAAGACAAAATAGCAACCAAATTAGGTATCAAAAAAAAAGAAAATGATGTTGATAATTCAAGTTTAAATAATGTTCAAAAAAACTTGGATATATATCAAGAAATGGTTGAAGATTTAAGCGAAAAATACAAACAACGCATCAAAGATATTGAAGATTCATTTGATGCTTCAATGTTACGTTTACAAGCTGATTTAAGGGCTTTACAAGCACTAAATGAAAAGTTTAGTAAGATTATAGAAGAACAGAAGGAAATAATCAGAAAACAAGCAAAAAGTCTTAAATATTTCCAAGATAAATATGAAAGTGAATAACAACAAAAAAAAATAATAATGAATGATATTAATTAACACAATTGGAAGTGATTATTTCAGCTTAAACGGTACAACATACGCAAAGATATATCAACCACTTAAACAAGGTGATAATAACGTTGGAATTTATAATGTAAATGATACTAAACTTCAATTAATAAATAGTACAAATTATACTGAATTTAAAATTAATGGTATTAATTATAATTCACAAGATGATGTAATTGATGCGTTATTACCAGTAATTTATAAAATGGGTGGTAATAATGTCGAACAATTTAGGAATATAATAGCAAGTACAACACCACCTAGTGGTATCCCAGCAGATGGTGATGAATGGGTAATTTATGAAATTTAAAGATGATAAATAATAAAGGATATGTTGGTAACGGTACTGAATGGAAAAGTGTAAATAAAAGATTTGTTGGTGTAAATGGCGAATGGATATCAGAAAAATATAAATTCATTGGTGTAAATGGTAGCTGGAAGCTTGTGTATATTGATGAATCAGTTAATTATGAATCTAGTTTTCGAATTAAAAACCTTGAAAGTTATAGTGCTGAACCAGAGAATTTTATATTAGTAAATGGTCAAGGTTTTCGTGATAGTCAATTTATATCACCTAAAATTGGTGGTTATTGGGAATTAAATAAAAATGATAATGATATTTTCGAAAATTTTATAGGAGGTAAGTATGTAGGTCAACCATTAATAGGTGATGTTGTTGATGATATTAAATCAATGAAAATTGTTAATTCTGGTGATTATTTTCAACTACCTATTGATGAGAATAGGGGGTTACCAATTAATGGTTTAATTGGTAATGATGGGTTAAACGATTTTATATTTAGCGGATGGTTTAATTACCCACAAGGAAAAACAACCCCTTTATTAAGTTTTGGTGATAATTTGAATGGTTTACAATTTGTTGTAAATAATAATGATGAAATTGAATTAACTGTACTTAAAGGTTTAAGTACTAAAACTATAATAACAACCCCAGTAATTCCAGATATGTGGAATAAGTATATTCTTGAGCGAATTGATGGTATTGTAACTCTTTATTTGAATGATAATAGCCCATTAACAGCTGAATTAATTACATTACCATCAACTGGTGAATTAAGAGTTGGCGCAAAAATTAGTGCCTCTACTATAAATGAAATAGCACAATTATCCAACACCAGAACCAGTAATTCTTATAACCTTTCTGAAGAAAATAAGGTATTAACTAAAGTTGGTGGTGGTTGGGCAACATCAAGAAGTAATTCAGTAATGCAAAATAATGATGGAAAATATTATTTTGAGGTGGAAATAATAACATTACCAACTGGTGGAGTTGCTTGGGTGGGAGTAAGTGAAAATGTTGTTAACGTAACAACAGCAGTTGGACTCGCTGGTTGGTCGATTACTTCACACGGTAGAAAATTTAAAAAACAAAGTGGAGGTGGTTCAATTTGGGGGGGTGGTAATAAAATTTATAATGTGGGTGATATAATAGGTGTTGTTTATGATTCGAATAGTAAAATTATCACATACTATAAAAATAATGTTCTATTTGGTAATATAACATTACCAGATGAAAATATGAACCTTGAAGCAATGTTTGCTGGTACTGATGGAGTGGAAATGAAGGTTTTATTTAAGTCGAATGACTTAAATTACACCCCCCCAAATAATGCTAAAACATTACCAGATGGTGTAATATATGGTGATAAAATAATTTTATCAACACCAAATTCAGCTTTTGCAAATATTTATGCACTATCCAACCATAGTAAATTAACAGAAATTCAAAAAGATAAATTAATTAATAAACCCTCAACACAAGTAGAATTAGTAAATATTTCTACTGAAGTGAAGCACTTAATAGGTGAAGAATGGATGTTAAAATTAGAAAATGAAAAATTAGGATTTACAGTACCCCCAAATTTTTTGATTGGTGATTACTTACTTAATTTAAAATCTGGACTTGAATTAACAAATAAATTACCACTTACAATTAAAGAAGCTGAATTATTTACTGAAATATTTGAAGATGATTTTTCAAACCATAACACAATAAATCAAAATTATTGGTTACTTAATCGACAATGGGGGGGTGCAAACGGTGGTGTTGTTGGTGAGAATGTTTTTTTGCGTGATAATGAACTAATTCTTGTTGGTAATGGAGATAATTATACTGGTACAACACAAGGTGTTGGGCGTGATGGTAAACCTTTATTTCATACACATATAGACGACCCTAAAGTCGGTGAACCGTGGATTAATCGTGTGGGTGGTTGCCTTGTATTTAATCGAAAAACGGGGTTTGGTTCTTATGAGATTGAAACATTAATACCTAATAACTTAGGTGTATGTTATGCAATGTGGACTTTTTTTTATAACGAAGTATATCCAACCGACCCAAGATATAATGATTTTATAAATGAAAATCTACATCGTCAAGGTAATGATGTAGATGGTTACTATGTAACACGTAACCACGAAATAGATATAGAATTTCCATCACATTTGGACGGAGGGATTTTATCACAACCATCATTAAGTAATATGAAGTGTAATACTTGGCGAGGAGAATTACAAAATTGGGATGTTCCACCAATTGATGTTAATTATTGGGAGGAGTATAGAGATAATTTAACAGAAGTAGGGTTCAATATAGCCGATGGTCAATATCATAAATTAAGGTATGATTGGTATCACGACAGAGTAGAATTTTATGTAGATGATGTACTTAAAAGAATAAATGTTAATACTGAAAGAGGTGATACAATTCCAGATATTGCGGGCTATTTTACTTTTGGCGTTTGGTTTCCGTCCTCGCCATTACCAAGTAAACCTTGGTTATCAAACCCAAGTAAAGCTTGGGGTGGTGGTGTTATCGGTCAAGATGGTGGAATGAAAGCAAATTTTGACCAAGTAGAAATGAAGGTAAAAAAATTCAAATACACACCCTTTATTGATGAAATAAATAATCATCAAAGAGTTAATTCCGAAACTTATCCTTTTGGTGGTTATAGAGTAAAAAAAATAATTAATTGATTATTTCACAAAGAGGTTTAAACCTAATAAAAAAACACGAAGGATTCCGAAATAACCCTTATTTATGTCCTTCTGGTATTCCAACAATTGGTTATGGTAATACCTATTATAATGACAGTACCAAGGTCAAATTAACTGATACACCAATTACATTAAAAGAAGCTGAAACATTACTTAAAAGTGTTGTAAATCAGTTTGAAAAAGGTGTATCAAATCTTATTAAAGTTGAATTAAATCAAAATCAATTTGATGCACTTGTATCATTTTCATATAACGTTGGTTTGGGTGCATTCGCTTCATCAACTTTATTAAAAAGAATAAATAATAATCCATTTGATGAAGATATTAAATATCAGTTTAGAAGATGGAATAAAAGCGGTGGTAAGGTCTTAAAAGGACTTAAAAAAAGACGTAATGAAGAATCATATTTATACTTCACACCACCAATTAATATTGAAGAAAAAGATGAGTTACAAACATAAATTACCAAAATTTCTTGAAAAAATGAAAGAAGTTCTTCAAGATGAACGTAGTGTAATATTAACAGATGCAGAACTATTAATTGCGGTTAATCATAGACTTGAACCAAAAGACCGTGTTTCATTTACAACTTTCAAATATTGGAAATCACCAACTCAAAATATCAGAAGCCCAGAAGTACAAAATCTTGAAGAAGGTGTTGCTGAAGATTTTAGGCAACAATTAGCATTTGCGAGGGTTGAACAAAAAATGAACCTAACGGGTACAATGCTTGATGCAAATAGCAAAAATCAATGGGGTTCATCTTGGATTTTAGAACGAAAATTTGAAGATTTAAAATTGAAGCAACAACTTGAATTACCAACGGCAAATATTATTCAAATAAGTGCCACAAATGACGAACACAAGGATATTATTAATAATATTCTTGAAGGTAAAACAATCGAACTGGAAACACCAAAAGATTATGAAATAATAAAAGATGAAGATGATGTTAATTAGTGAACAATTACAAGACAACAACCGCATTCAAATTAATTGCAACACTTAAAAAAGAAATACGAATTATTCAAGGTGGTAAAGGTTCATCAAAAACCATTTCAATCTTACAATTATTCATTTTTCTTGCAATGTCAAAGCAGAAAAATCTGATTCTTTCAATTGTTGCTGAATCATTACCAAATCTTAAATCTGGTGCATTAAGAGATTTTGAAAAGATTCTTAAAGATATGGGTGTTTATTCAAAGTTCAAGATAAACGCAACAGATAGGACTTTTAAATATGGAACAAATACAATTGAATTTTTTTCAGTTGATGGTGAATCATCAAGACTTGGTTCAAGACGTACACACTTATATATAAATGAAGCTGATGCAATAAAATTTGAAACGTTTCTTGAATTACAAGGACGTACAAGTGTATTTACAATATTAGATTACAACCCAAGAAGACGTTTTTGGGCGCATTCCGAATTAATAGGGCAAGAACACGTTGATTATCTTCAACTTAATTACACACATAACGAATATATACCAGATAATGAATTACAGTCTATTTTATGGTATAAAAAGAAAGCTGAAGAAACTGGAAGCCCTTACTGGATAAATAAATATAAAGTACTTGGTCTTGGTGAATTAGGTATTGCGGATGGTCTTATTTTTGATAATTGGAGTGAATTAGATGAATTACCAGAAGGTGCAAAATATCTTGGTGCTGGTCTTGATTTTGGTTACTCAAATGATGAAACTGCATTAACAAAAATTTATCGATTTGGTGAACAAATAATACTGGTTGAAAGTCTTTACAAAAAAGGACTTCTTAATTCACAAATTGCAAGGTATATACTAAACGATGATGAATTATCAAGTGGTATTATTATTTGCGATAGTTCAGAACCAAAAACAATTGCAGAATTACGTACATATAACATTCCAATTATGGGTGTAAAAAAAACAAGGGGTTCAATACTTTCTGGTATTGCGATAATGCAAGAATATAATCTTCTGGTAATTGGTGAAAATCTGATTGAAGAATTTTCAAATTATACATATCAAAAAAATAGAAGTGGTGAATCTTTAGGTGTGCCAATTGATGATTATAATCACGGAATTGATGGAGTACGTTACTTTTTTATGGAACGATTAAGTAAGACTTCAAATAATGGTTGCACGTTAAAATGGGTTAGATAATGGAGCAAATAACGAATTTTAAATTAAAGGAATTTTACAAGCAACCAATTGAATTAATTGAAGATTATGTAAATATTTTAAAAAATCTTGAACCACAACAAACCAAGAACCAAGTAATTCATTTAAAACTTAAAGATGTTGAATTTATTAAACAAAATCTAACAAGTGAAAATGATGGTGATTTAATAAGTATAATTTCAATGGTTCAAGGTATCAAAAATAGTGAGGTCTTACACCTAGACGTTATACAAGTTTTTTCTTTAATAAATTCAATTAAAGAACAAATTCAAAAAATAAATAGAGCTGAATTATCATCATTATCAGTTGATAATACCAACATAAAATGGGAATCAGTTAACGGTTCAGAACGCATTGCAAAATTTGGTATTTACAATACTATTGACAATTTAGCGAAAGGTGATATTCTTAAATGGAATGCAATTTTTGAATTACCATATTCAGATGTATTTATGAAATTATTGATGGATAAAACAAATAATGATTTGCAAAAAGAAATGGAGCAAATAAAGAGCATTAACAATTAAAAAAGAATGTATGAAATATTAAAATATATAGCAGATTATAATAACTGGATTTTTGAATATGCACGTAAAGATTTTCACAATTTATATAACGAAGCTGAACAAAAAAACACACCACACTTATTTGTTGACCCTATTCAAATAACTGAAGGATTTGATGAATATAATAATGTAATTAGTACAAATTATTCTGGTTCTTTTATGTTGCTTTTATCATCAAATATTGATGAAGAAGATTATAATTATAGATACCAAAGCTACATAAAACCAATCATTGAAGATTCACTTAAATTAATTAAAGAAGGTATTAAATGTGATGGTGAAAATTTAATTAACAACTGGCGAATAATAGAAGTAATTAACGCCTTTGATTATAATTTTGATGGTGTTATAATAACCTATTCAATTGATGGATAATATAAACCAACAAGATATAATTAAGAGCGAAATAGAAGCCCTAATTGCTGATATTATAAAGGTTTATGAAGCAAGTGGTAAAAAAGTAAGTGGTGAATTTAAGAAGGGTTTAAAAGCTATATATGAAGAAGATAAAGCAATTATTCAAGGTTATACATATTTAGCTGGTAGGCGTGCTGGTAAAATGCCGCCAATAGAAAATATTAAAAGATGGATTGAACAAAAAGGTATTCAACCATTCGAAAAAAGTATGACTACTTCAAGTCTTGCTTGGGCAATTGCAAAGAATATTGCAAAAAAGGGTACAAATTCAAACTATCATTTAAAGATATATGAGCAAGTTATAACACCAGAAAGAATTGATAAAATTATTAAAAAAGTATCACAATTTAATGTGAATAATTTTCTTGATGAGGTTTCAATTGAATTACAATTATTAGAAAAAAATATTTAAAAAAAAATGGCAATTACAATACAAAAAGAACCGCTTGGGATATACCCAGCCTATAATGATTCATTTGTACAATTTACATCTTCATTAACTGGAACAACTGAAGCAATAATTGAAATTGAAGGTATTAATACTAAACCCTTTTTAATTTATCCAAACTTAAATGGGCGTTTCATTTTCAACTTAAAAGAACTTGTGAAAAGTAGATTCAACACAAACGGATTTAACGACCCCTTTACATCATATCCTTCAGAATGGGGTGAAAGTGTTGAAGGTTCTTATTTAACGCAAAGTATTAATATTACAGATTATGGTGTTGGTGTTACTGGTACAACCATTTCAAGAAATTATGAATTTTTTAAATCAGTAAAACAAATTGATGAGGTTGTATATAATAACAATTGTCAAATATTAAATCATTCAGAAAATGGTGTTGATTACAACCTAACATATTTTGAAGGTTTTCCATTTTCAGTTGATTTACAGCGTATAAATAAATATAATACTGTTAAAATTAAAAATCTTAATAATGAATTTTTAAGTAATGCTTTATCTTCTTTAAGTACCGATTCATTCCGTTTATATATTGATAAAGGTACATCAAATTGGAGTACATCAAACTTTTTACCACTTAGTGATAATTTAAATAGACTTGAAATTTACGAAAACAATACTTTCAAGACCAATTTAAATTTAAAAAAAGTACCAGCAAAGTGTGGCGTTTACATCAAATGGTTTAATAATGATGGTGGGTATTCTTATTGGCTTTTTGATGAATTTTATAAAACAACTACCAAGGCTAAAAAATTAAAATCAGTTAATACAAATTCATTTAATAATGTGAATGATGGTCTTGTTGCACCAACAACATTAATAGGTAAAGAAGTTGGTGAAACAATTAAAGTTAAATCAACAATTGATAAAAATGAAGCTGAATTATTATCAAGTCTTATAGCATCACCAAGCGTACAAATGTACACATCACAAAGACCATATATCAATGGTAAATGGGTTAATGTAACAATCAATGATACATATACGATAAGTAATAAAAGGGCTTTAAATCAAGCGAAATTCACAATAGAATTACCTAACAAAATAACAGCAAGATTATAAAAAATTGAATGAATAGAATAGTAGTAAATGGTGAAGATTTAAAATTATATCCAAAGGAATCAATAAATCTAAATCTTCAAGTAAATGATATAAGTGATATTTCAACAAGAAATTCAACTTATTCAAATACATTACAAATTCCAAGATGTTCAACAAATGATAAAATATTTGAATTTCTTGGTGTGTTGGGTAATACGTCACGTTCACCCTATAAAAAAATTAAATGTAAATACCTTGTTAATAATGTACCACTTATTTCAAATGGATATTTACAAATAACAAAAACAACTGATACTGATTATTCAATTGTTTTATTTGATGGTATTATTGATTTAGCTGAAAAAATTAAAGATGCAAGTATTAGTGATTTAGGTGTTGCAACATTTTATTCACATCAAAGAAATGAAACAACGATTTTAAATAGTCTTGATAATACTTCTGGTTATGTTTATGCGTTCCAAAATAACATTGAAAATGTTATAACACCACATTGGTTACATTCACGCCACACAGTTAATAAAATGTATCCAGTTTTTTTTGTTAAGACAATTCTTATTGCAATACTTGAAGAAGCTGGATATAAATATAAAGGTGAATTATTCGATAATGAAGATTTAAGTGGTGAAGTGTTTAGTATGTCAAATGGTATTGAAGATTCATTTATGGATTTTAGAAAAGTTTTTCCTAAAATTAAACAATCATCATTTTTAAAAGATGTATTAAATAGGTACGGACAAATTATAAAATTAGAAGGTGATACAATTAATTTTATTTCAATGGATTCATTACTTGTTGGTGAATATGGTTATTCAGATTTAACAGATAAATTTATTGAAATTAATGAAGAAAAATATAACCTAAATTATGGACAATCAAATAAATTTACATTCAATTATTCGGATAAATTTAATACAAATGGTGATGGTTATTTGTATGTACAAAATGATACATTACCACCAACTAAAATAACTTATACAAGTATTTTTGATTATAATACAAGCACATCAAAATATGAAAATGAAAATGCGCCAGTACCAGAGAATGTACCAGTACTATATAATATACCATTAATTGAAGTTAAAACTGAAACAATTGATGAAAATGAAGTTGAAGTTATTAAATCAAAGAGTTTTAATTCTAGTCTTTTCAAAATTATAAAGACTGGTAATAATTTTGAAATTGGTGATGGTATATTAAGCGGTTATAGGGTTATAAATTCACAAGAAACAATACTTTCAAAAGAGTTTACAAATTGGGAATATTACCTAAATAAAAATTACACCAGAATACAACACATATTAAATAATTTTAAAACCATAAATGTATCACTTAAATTAAATGAAATCGATATTTACAACCTCGACTTCTTCAACTTATATTTTTTACAACAAACTGGTAAATATTATTTTTTGAATAAAGTTCAAACTAATAATCAAATCAGTAAAGTTGAATTAACTGAAGTTAACGGTGCATTGATTAATAATCAAGTTATTCAACCACCAACAACGTTATCCATTAATATTACAAATGTAGTAGTAACACAACCAACACCAGATTATTCAATTGCTGGTATCAATGTTCAATATAATTTTGGTGGTTATACACCAGAATCAGCAAGAATTATATTTACGCAATTGGATGGTGAAAATGGTGAACCAACTGGTTATTCAAAAACTTTATCACTTGATGTTAATAATAATTCACATAATGAATTAATTAGTACAAATAATTGTGGTTGGTATCAAATACAAATTATTGAAAATGATAATAATATTGAAAGTAATATTGTACAAACATATATTCAATGTGATGTTTCAACAGTTGAAACACCTTCAATTGATGTAATGTTATTAGATATCGAAGATATCGATGCTAACGGTGCTGCTATTGGGTTTAAATATCGATTTAATCATTTTACACCAACAACTGCAACTGCAAGTATAAGAGCGTATAATTTTAATACTGGTGCATTTGGTGAAACGGTTAATATTAACCTAACTAATCTACAAAGTGATACGATACATAAAGTTGATAATATTACCAGACCAAACACAAATGTATTCTATATATATCATCAAGTTACAATTGTAACTGATACACTTACAAGTACGTCAATTGTGTATTTATTATAATACACTCAAATAACAAAAGCCCCTTATATAATTATGAATGGCACAAACAATCAATATTGCAGAATTAAAAATTGATAACAAAAAACTATTATCAACACTTTCTGTAACAAAAAAATCAATTCAAGAATTAACAGCGGAACAAAAAATTCTTAAAAATGCTGGTGAAGAAAATTCAAAGGAATTTATACAGAATGAAGCTAATTTAAAGAATTTAAAAAAAGAATATAATTCACAACAAAAAGTTCTTCAAGCTACAAGCAAAGCAAAAACAAAACTTAATTCAGAACTTAAAAAGGAAATTAAAACACTTGATGCTGCTAAGGCAAATAATGCTGAATTAAGGCAAATAAGAAATCAATTAAATAGTGAAACAAAAGAAGGTGCAAAAGCAATTGAAGCACTTAATGCAAAGGTTGATGAAAACACAAAATACATTGAAGAAAATGTTGATGCGTTCGAAAATCAAAAAATGCAAATCGGTGATTATAAAAATCAGATAAAAGAAGCTGCAAACGAATTAAATCCATTGAACGGTGGAATGAGTGGATTTGTTGCTCGTTCAAAAGAAGCTGGTGGTACTGCTAATTTAATGAAATCTTCACTTGGAGGAATGGCAAAGGGATTTTTGGGTGTAACAAAAGCAAGTCTTGCATTTATTGCAACACCAGTTGGTGCAGTAATAGCAGCACTTGTTGTAGCCTTTACGCTAATTAAAAATGCAATGAATCGTTCAGAAGATTCAACAAATAAAATTAAAAAAGCATTTGCAGCGTTTAGTGGTATTACCAACAAACTATTAAAGATACTTGAACCACTTGGCGTATTCTTAATTGATGGACTTGTAAAGGGGTTTGAATTGGTTGAAAAGGGAATTTATAAAGCACTTGATTCAATTGCAACTGGTCTTAATTACTTAGGATTTGACGAACAAGCAGCTAGTTTAAGAAACTTTAATAAGGAAATTGAACAAAGTGCAAAGGATTCAAAAAAACTTGCTGATGCTGAAGCAAATCTTCAAAAACAACAAAGAAAATCAGATAAAATCCAACTTGATTATCAAAAAAGAGCTGAAAAATTAAGACAAATAAGGGATGATGAAAGTAAATCAACAGCCGAACGTATAAAGGCAAATGAAGACCTTGGTTTGTTATTAAAAGAACAATCAAAAGAAGAACTAAAAATTGCAAACTTAGCTTTACAAGTGGCTGATTTAAGAATAAGTAAAGAAGGTGAAACAACTGAAGCACTTGAAAAAAGAGGTGAAGCACTTACAAAGGTTGCAGAGATTCAAGAACGTATAACATCACAAGAATCTGAACAATTAACAAATCTTAATTCATTAAAAAAAGATGCTGCAACAAAACATAAAGAACGAGTTGATAAAGCTATTGAAAAGCAACAAGAACAACTTGATAAATACATAGCGGAACAAGGGACAAGGGCAAGAACTCTAAAAGAACAATTAACCCTTGAACAAGATGTATCAAAAAAGAAAATAGCAATCCTTGATGCTGAATTAAAAGCAAAGAATATTTCACAAGAAGCTTATGATGCACAAGTAATTGATATTAAAAATGGTCTTTTACAAAAGCAATCAGAACTTGCAGTTGAAAATGCACAAATTGAACTTGATAATTATATCCAATCAAATCAAAGCAAAATTGATAATGATAAATATTTTTCTGATGAAAGTTTAAGAATTGAACAAGAACGTATTAATGCAATATCACAAAAACAAAAAGATTTTGCAAAAAAACAACTTGATGAAGGTATCATTAACCAAACTGATTATAATAAGGCAATTAATGATATTAATGAAAAAAACAGACTTGCTAATGAAGAAGTTGAAAACACCAGAAAGGAATCAAAAAAAGAAAAAGAAGCTGAAGACCTTGCAAATCAATTAATACTTGATGAAGAAAAATATACAAATGAGTTTGATTTACAATCAGCAAGACTTGAACAACAAAGATTACAAGAAGTTGAAGCCGCTGAAAAATCTGGTGCTGATATTAACCTTATTAATAAGAAATACGCAAAGCAACAAAAGTTAATTGATGATGCAAAAAACAAGGCAAAACTTGATTCGGTTGCAAATACTCTTGGTGATGTATCTTCATTATTAGGTAAACATACCGCAGCTGGTAAAGCAGCTGGTATTGCACAAGCAACAATTAATACATATCAAGGTGTTTCTGAAGTATGGAAAGCACCAGCAGTATTACCAGCACCACTTGATATTGCAAGTAAAATTGGAGCTTCAGCAATAGCATTAAAAAGTGGTTTAACAGCAGTTAAAAAAATAACATCAACAAAGGTTGAAAAGAAAGCAAGAGGTGGTATTTTAAATGGTCTTTCACATTCACAAGGTGGTATTCCGATGACGGTTGACGGTGTTGGTGGTTATGAAGGTGAAGGTGGTGAAGCAATTATTAATAAGAAATCAACAGCAATGTATGCACCACTTTTATCACAAATTAATGAAGCTGGTGGTGGCGTTAAATTCGCACAAGGTGGTATTATGGGCGCAAATAATAATGCACCAATATCATTTATTGATTATGATTTATTGGCAGTTAAGGTCGCACAAGCAAATAGAAATATACCAGCACCAATTGTAAGTGTATCAGAAATTAATTCAGTTAATAATAATGTAAGTGTAATTGAATCAATAGCAACATTTTAATCTTATAATTGATTTTTTCACTATCTTAGTTGTCTGTAATTAATTAAAAATCAAACAAATGAGATTATCTATTTTTTTTATATTAATACTAATTAGTAATAGTTTTTATGCTCAAATCGAAAATGAACACGTAATAAAAGCTGCATCAATTCAAGATATTATTGAGCAAAATAAAGCATATAAATCTTTAGAAAAAGAATTTAATTCAGAATATAAAAAATTATCAAATTCATTAAAAAATTATGTGTCTGAAGAAGGGCAAGAAAAAAATGAAAGTGAAAAAAAAATTAATGAATTAAAAAAGTTAGTAAATATTAAATTTAAAGAGATTAATGAAAAATATAATTTTAATGCTATTGAACTAGCTTTTTTTCCAGAACCAAAAGCTAATTCAAATACATTGAGTTTTAAAGATAGGGTTTATATTAATGATATGGGGATTGAAGCATACAAAGAAAACTTATCAGATGTTGTTGGTAAAATTATTATGATTGATGATAAAGGTAAATCAACGATGCTTATTTCAGATTTTAAAAAAGATAAATTAAAAAGAGTTCAATTTATACCAAAAAATGGTGAAATTGAAACTTTCAAGTATAAAAAAGGTGATGATACTAATTTGGGGTTATTTTTATCGGCTAATGTTAAATCAGAAGAAATTATTGAATACTCAACGTCAGATATTTCAAGATTAGTTATTTCAGATAAAGAAATTAATTTAACTAAACTTAAATTAAAACTAACAGAATTAGAAAAGAACTATAAAAATTGTACCTTTAAAATAATATCTGGTGCAACTGTAACACAAATAACATCAAGGAAATTTATTAAAAAGGATAAAAAAATTAAAGCTTCTTCTTTTCCAGTTTTAGGTTCTGCATTTACTTTTGATAAACATTTTTATATTTCAACAGAAAATTATAAAAGAGTTTATAGAATAGGATTATCAACATTTAATGTTGATAGTAAAAGTATATAA